GTATTGCTGGGCGCAGCCGCCGAGATTTCTTCGTGGGGCAGAGGACGATGCAGAAGCCGGGTGTGCGTGTGGTCTGGTCGCCGCTGTCGCCGGAGTTCTCCCCGCTTGCTGCTGTCCGGCACGCCAACACTTTCGCCGAGGAGGCGATGCGGTTGGGTACCGGCCTGTATGCCATGAAGGCGTGGGGCGATACGGTGGACGATGCGATGTATACGATCCACAAGTTGCATTTCGATTACGGTAAGTTGTCGGAGTATGAGCGCAAGGGGATGCGGCGAGCGTTCCCGTTCTACACTTGGACTCGCAACAACTTGCCTTTGCAGTTGGAGTTCATGGCGAAGCATCCCGCCAAGTACAACCGGCTGTTCTCGTTGAAGCGTGAGATGGAGCGCAACACTCCGGAGGAGGGTACGGTTCCTCACTATTTCTTGGAGCCGTTCGGGGTGCGGTTGCCGTTCCAGATCATGGGTGCGCAAATCTATTCGGTTCCCGATACCCCGTTCCAAGACTTGTTGCGGTATGACCCGTCTCTGGGCGGGATCGGCAGCACTATTGAGCAGTTGGTGTCACAGTCGACACCGATCACCAAGGTCCCTATTGAGTACTGGGCGGGGAAGCAGGTGTTTGCGGGGATTCCGTTTACGGAGCGGTATCAGCAAGTTCCGGTGATAATGGAAAGGGTTCCGGGTTTGATGCACGCTCTGGAGCAGATCGGTTGGGCGAAGCGGAATCAGCAGGGTGAGTGGAAGATGCAGGATAACCGCATCTATCTGATCGGAAATCTGATGCCGTACATCGGGGTGTTGCAGAGGGCGATTCCGGGGTTGCCGGGTAGGGAGAAGCGCAAGCAGGAGCGGTACATTTCTGCTCTGATTTCTACGTTGGCTGGTTTGAGCATGCGGATGAACACCCGGTATGAGCAGCAGAGCGAGCGGGTGCGGCGCGAGATCGAACGATACCTTGACCAGAGGGATCGTGGCGACATTGAGTTGCGGACCCGGTAGTCGGGACACGAGGGCTGTATGAGTATGGACTACATTTCACGTCGCCAGTGGGGGGCGGTGCCTCCGGCGACCCGTAACGGCAGGTTCACGCCGTTGCGTCGGGCGCGTGTGAGGGGTGTTGTGGTTCATCATTCGGCGGTGAAGGATGGGCCGTCGGGTTCTGCTGCGGTGGTGGCCTTTGAGGGCCACCATCTCCGCAAGGGGTGGGATGGGATTGCGTACAACTTTCTGATTGACGAGACGGGGATAGTGTATGAAGGACGAGGATGGGCTGCGCGTGGAGGGGCGACCAGAGGATGGAATGCGAAGTCCATCTCCGTCTGCTACACGGGGCATGGCGATGAGAAGCCTAGAACGCAGGTTCTTGAATCGTTCCAGACTGTAGTCAACGAGGCCCATCGACAGTTCGGGGATCATCTGTGGTTGTCCACGCATCGGCGCAAGGGGTCGACGACGTGTCCGGGAGATTGGTTGGGGAACTGGGTTGAGGCTGGGATGGCTATTGACCAGAATCCGTCCGATATCGACTGGGCTGGTATTGCGGCTTACTTCAAGGGATTGAAGATGGAGATTTCGGAGCGTCCCTTGGGGCGGTGGTGGCCGCATAGGCGTCGGGGGGAGGCGGTGCGGTTGATGCAGCGTCGGTTGCAGGAGCGAGGGTTTTCTCCGGGTTCTGCTGACGGGATATTCGGGAGACGAACCGCATCGGCGGTTCGCGTGTTTCAGGAAACTCAGGGTTTCTTGAAGATCAACGGTGTGGTGAACGTGGATACGTTTGCTGCCCTATTCATCCAGTAGGTTGTAGGTGGGGGTAGCCCCCACAGATAAGGAGATAGTATGCCAAAGGGTAAAGGCTACGGAACATTTGAGGATACGTTCGGCAGTCAGAACGATCAGCCGTACGATTCCACATCGTCGTTCAACATGTGGGACATGAGCCAGAAGGCTAAGAAGGCTGCCGCATATCTGCGGAACACGAATCTCGGCAACGCTATCAGCGGTGGCCGACCGTTTGGGAAGTAGGACACAATGAGGGATGGTTCAACACCGAAGAAGGTGCAGGCCAGTAAGGTTCTGGTCACGGACAGCAAGCGTGGCAGCGGGATCGGTTCCGTTGGTTCGCAGTCGCGTGCCGCCGCCCGTCGCGCATTGCGTGATTGAGGTGGCGCCAAAGAAGCCCCGCCGTCCAAGGTACTGACCGTGCCAATGAAACGGGGTAGAAGTCAGACCGCAATAGCGCGAAACATTGGCACGCTGATAAGCGAGGGGTACCCTCGGGATCAGGCATCCGCCATCGCCCACGATTACGCCAAGCGGAACAAGGGGAAGAAGAAGTGAACAACATGTTGGAACGGGCAGCGTGGACGTTTGTCCAAGCGTTTCTCGCTGTGTTTGTGGTGTCGGATCTGGCATCAGCAAAGTCGGCGACGGTCGCAGCAATCGCTGCGGCCCTCAGCGTTGTGAAAACGTACGCTAAGGATCGGGTCGGAGGATAGGGGTGGATGCCGTCGAACTGGACGCCAAGTGGACCCTGTTCTTGGAGAACGAGGGTGTCGTGTTGGAACGCGACATCTACGACCACCTGCAAGACACAGCCCACCTGTTCGACGTGCGTGACGGTATCCACGCTAAGTGGTCCCCTGAGGGGACGCTTGGCTTGCTGCTGGTATTCCAAGAGGAAGAAGCGGAGTGCTTGTTCGAGGCGTTTCGTGCCGCCATCGACGGAGTGCAGGAAGCCGGTGAAGCATTCGCCGTTTGGACGACTTCACTGATGGGGCTACTGCGTCAGGCCGTCGTCCAACGGTGGGTGGACGGAACCGCCGATTAGGCGTCGGGTGTGATCCACCCGCTGATGGTTGGATCATCCGTGAGAACGAGTACGAGTTGACCCCTGATGTGGTCGCGTCGCCGAGCGAGCGTTGTCTTGGGTATGCCCAGCACGGCACCCGCCTTGCGTAGCGACATTCCTTCGATGAGTAGTCGCTCAACGATCCACCGGTCCTCCGGGGACAGCCCATCTATGGCACGCCCTAGGGCTTCGCGCAGCAGCGCGGTTTCCTCCAGCGATGGACCCCGGACGGGACCCCCGGGGGGGCTGAGCATGAGGGACTCATAGACTGACTCGTCCCGCTGCGTAAAGAGAACTCGTGTTCTGGGGCTGGTCGGCAAACGGGCCAGCCAGCCATCTAGGTTAGTCGGGCTGTCGTACCTGTGTGTCCCCATCGTGACCAGCATACCACACGGGTACCGTCAGATGCTCTTGTGCGATCACCCGGGTGTTCTCAGGGTCGTACCCTGACGGTTCTCCCTTCTCCCACGCTTCGTCATGGTCGATCCAGCCAAGGATCTCCACGGCACGAAACTCGGGGGCGACGGGTTGCACCACCCACAGGACTAACCCCTGTTCCAACTGGCGGCGCCGCACGGCGGCGCTGGTACTCGTCCGCACCCGACGCACCTCAATGTTGTGCCCTACGTCTGGGAGGTGCCGGTACGTCTTGTGGGCTGATTTGTGCCAGACATGCCCAGACCAGTACTGGTTGGTGATCTTTGCCACTGCCAGTTCGCCCACGCATGCGGCCACCTGTGCGGTGCGGTTGTCTTCCATCCGCTTCTTGTCGTAGTGGGCGGCGTCACGTTTGCCCCAGTTCTCAATGAAGCGTCGGGCACCGACGTGGGAAGCCCATTCGTATTCCCACGGGTCCAGTTCTACGAGGATTGTCATTCGGTCTGCGTTTCTGAAACGGTTGTTTCATTCCCTATGAGTGCCTCCCGTATCAGGTCGGGGGACAGTAGGACTGCCAGTTTCTCGTTCATCCCCAGCACCGCCTCGTCGTACGAGGCGTACTTCTTGGACAGGCGAGTGGACATTGCGCTGCCTGCCGACGACTCTGCTTCCTCGTCACATACAATCGTGAAGTACCACCCGTCCCCCCCAGCCTGCTTGACGTAGGCGGCGATTACCTGAGTGTCGGGGTAGTTGTGGTGTAGGCTGCGTGTTTCCATACTCATCTTGGCTCCTGTTCCATTTTCGCGGCGTCAACCTTGACCGCCGTGATCCTAACGACTTGCCCATCATCATTCCATGCAACTCCGTTCAGAGCATCTAGGGTCAGTTTCACGTAGTTGTCCAGATCCCCACGCAGCGTACGTGCCCCGTGCGGGGACGGCAGTACATGCAGGATCGTTTCGGTGGGGCTGTACGCAACGTGCAACTCAATGGGGCCGCTGAGCATCTCCCCCACCTGCTCAGTCCACGCTGCAGCAACATGGCTTTCTTCATCCAGAGTGGACTTCGGGGTGAAGACCTGTCCACGCTTGTTGTGGCGTGGACGCGCCTTGACCTTGGGTCGTCTGGACACGGTGATCGTGTAGCCCTTCACCGCGAGTACCGCACTCTCTGTGCCGCCTTCTCCACCGTGGTGAGCAACCATTTCTGGCCGTCCCTGCGTTGTGCATACTTGCCACCCCAGTCCTGATCGGCTGACTGGAGTTCACTCAGCGTGTCACTGGTGGTGTGACCACTCTTTAGCATGGCGCAAGCCAGAGCGAACAACGTCGCTGACCGATCCCCGTCCGGTTTGCCCTTCTCGGGGCGCGGTCCGTTGTGCCTGATAGCGGCAGCGAGGCCGGTCAGATCCATACCGGAGGTAGTGTCCCCCCACTCAACCGCTGGGAAGGCCTCAGGAGGGCTGTAAATGGCGCTGAGAGTAATCCAAGAAGACGGCATGCACCGACTGGCGAGAGCGGAAGATACGAAACCTGACGGTTCCATCTCCAAGCCGCCTGAAAGGATCACATTCCGGCCGGGTTGCCGCCCGGCGGGATAGGGCAACCTGACCCCGTTGCCCCATCCCTTGCCAGTCAACTCTGTCTGCTTCGGATTGACCTCCTTTACTGGTGCTGCCACAATCCCGCATGCTGCAAGCAATCCATTACGCACGTCGGTTGCCCGCATGGCCTCCTGAAAGAACACCCACACATGGTAGCCCTTGGAACGGGACCGTTCGACCCACCCCTTGATTTGTGCGCGGTTCAACACCAGTTCTAGATTCTTGGCGTGGATCAGGGATGCCTCTTCCCCTTCGTCGAAGTCGACACACCCCCAGTACACACAGTGGACACCATCTTCTCGCCGCAGGAGTGGGTACACGCCGATGGGGGCAGCCTGTTCGGTCAGATGCTTGGCGCAAACCTCAACGAAGCCGGGACCAGACGCCGGGGCATGCACTCCGGACGGGAGTTCCATCGGC